TGTAAATCTACACCCGTGTCGAGTTGAAATGCCTCAACCATCTTTCGCTTGTCTGCGTTGCCCTTGCCGGTGGCATCTTTCTTTACCTTTGTTGGTGGGATGACATCAACTGCGATACCGGCTTCCCAAAGTTTGTATTTGAGAAGTCCGCAGTTTTCTGCGATTTGAAAGATTGCACGACCGGATGCTCCGTAGGCGTAGCCTTCAAGACCAACATAGTCACAGCCCAAAACTTTGTCCACTGCCCAGTCAGAAATTGAATCATACCGCTGACACTCATGGTTGAACTCATTAAAAAGTTCACCATGATAGCGATATTTGAAAACTCCGGCTAAACTTTTTGTATTTGTCAAATAGTAAAACGAACATTGTTTGTAACTAAACTTTTGATCGTCACTACCCTGATAAACACAGATGCAAGGACCGTTGAGTGAGTAGTCGATACCAGCGACAATCATTATTTTTCCAACTTGTCGGAGATTCTTTCTAACACACCCACAATTCTGTCAACTTTACCTTCTAGATCGCCCAAACGATCCTCAACCATTTTTTGTTTACAAGAGGTGCAAGGTTTCTTTTTAGGTTGCTCTTCAGCAGGTGTATTATTTTCAAATTGCATCCATTTGTTCATGCGTTCTTGACGTTTTTTGCAAGCACCACACTGTTTGATTTTACCGGCACTCACCGTGTCGATAGAATCTTTCACAATGTCTCCAAGACCTTTTCCTTCAAACTTTTTCTGCAATTTTTTAGGCATCCAAGAAATATCCATAGTAAAACTCCTTTGTAGAAGTATTTATATGGTTCTAGGTATTGTTCTCAAAAGAAAATGATTGTCTCAGGCGACTTGAAACAGAACGACCCTGAACCTTAGCCGGTTCAAACTTCCACTGCTTGATTGCAGCAAGAGCGGAGCGATCAAACGAAGGGTTTGTCGTTCGTTGCACTTTGGGATCTTGGACTCTACCATTTTCATCAACAATAAAGATCACGACCACGGTTGCCGGTGCTTGACGCAGCAGGGTAGAGGTAAGACGAGGCTGCACCACGCTCAACCGCCGAGCCTTCTGATCAAGTTCGGACGAAGAAAAGATTTCATTCATTTCTTCGTTGCTTGCTATCGCACTCTTCAACTGAACACCAAAGTCACCACCCATGAAATCACCGAAGCCGGGATTGAGCATAACTTCTAACTGGCTGATGTCCAAAGGTTCGGGTGTGGATTCCATCTGGGGTGGTTCCGGTTCGGGTTCAGGCTTCGGCTCATCCGGTTCGTTCATCGGTGGTGGTGGAGGTGGTGGAACGCTGACGATTTCCATCGCCCGACTCACGGAGTCTCCTTGGAACGGAGAGTTGATTGCTTGAAGCAACGGCAATAGAAACCATTTGCAGGTGCAGGAGCAGGTGTCGTGATGATGTCAGAGTCAATCGGTGTCGGGTCAATCGACACAACAGCATTTACAGACTTGCCACCAACAATAACACTCGGCGCACGAACTAGTGAGCGAATCGGAAGTTCTGCGGTTTCAATATTTGTCACACGCATTGACGCAGGAACGATGTCGTAGTATGGGTCATCGGAAATGTCACCAAAACCGGAAATAATGTTGTTTGACAATTCTGCAAGTTTACCATCGGTTTGTGCTTGATATAGGTTGTCCATCATAGACGAAGCACCAGCGTTCACAGGGTCAATGTAGGCAATCCCGTCCGACCCTACTGCGTCAGTCTCAAAGCGTTCAGCGAGCGTCAGAGTCCCGTTATGACCATATCCCGAAGAACCATCTCCGTCATCCCCGTCAGCACGAACAAGTTTGTCTCCCTTGCCGATAAAGATATTATTTCGGAATTGAACAGATGCGTTGTCTCTCCAAGTGGTCGTGCCATCACCAGACTCGGTGTTCGCAATCGTGGTAAAGTTATAGATCGCAGCACGGGTTCTTGGTTGTGCGTCAGAGTTCTCTGCACCATCAAACTCAAAAATATTGTCTCCAAGTCCAGAACCTTGTGAAGCGTTTCGTGAGTAGCCTTGCACGATCAGACCAAACTGCGCCCGACCTCTCCAACCTTGATCAACATCAAACGAGTCATCGCCGACATTCCAAATGGAAACATACTTGAGGTCAACCGTTCCGCCCCAGATTTCAATGCCATCATCGACATTGTTCATCACTTCGATGTGATGGATTTTCGTATTCCGACCAATAGCACCAAGAGACAGACCATTGAGTTCATTAGAAAGTCCGACAACTCTACCCGCATAGCGAATAGAAAGATAAGATAAATTACCTGCATCATAATCGTCATTACCACCACCATAATTATTTAGAGATGGATCTCCTGCCGTTTCAACAAGTCCTTCCATATTCGCTTGGTTGGATGCACTCGGAGTCAGTGTGTTGTTCGGGAATCCACCGGAGTTAGTCGTTCCGTCAAAGCCGATGAAGGCATCACCACAAAGTGTAAGATTACCCCACTCGTTTGCAGACGCTCTCCAAGTTCCATCGTCTAGCGAAGAGGTCATCACGACTGGTGCGTGTCGCTCTCCGTTCACAAAGATTTGTGCGCCGTTCGTCACACATAAACCACCTGCACCATTCGCAGATGCTTCGGAAGCAATCACTGTTCCTGCTTCAATTGTCAAAGTTGCACCGGGCAACACATAGATTTGTTTTGTTAGATTGTAAGTGTTGTCAGCAGACCAAGTTTGTGATGTTGCGATGTCTTCGGTGACATTAATGTTTGCTGCAAGAGCGACGATAAGTGTAAGATATCCAACCATGTATTCACCTCCAAATACCAAATACTTATTGCAAAAACCATTATGAATCCATGTGCGTTTTGTTAGTGTTGTAATAATAAAAAACAACCCGCCATTTCTGACGGGTTGCTTTCTCAGGATTGTGTGTTATGAATCAAAAGGTAAATCTCAAACCGGCACGAATACCTTCGTCCCGATCATCATACTCTACCAGAGCAGAAACGCCCTCTTGGAATTCACACACGCCGCCAACGGCGAACGTCGTTTCATCAAGGTGGTCATACTCGACCCGACCGTAGCCGGAGAAAGTATCATCCACGGTGAAAACCACACCTTGTGCAACGGCGAGCCAATCGCCATTGTCATCAGTGTATGAGATGAAACCATTTTCATCGGAAACATCGACTGTCCAAACGTCCAGTTCTTCTCCGATGAATCCGAAGCCTAATGCTCCGAGTTCAACACGACCACCGTAAGTTACGGAGTCACCAAAAACATCATCTCCAACGATGTCAAAAGAGAAGGAGGCATCACCGATGTCTCCTCCGAACGAAACGCCATCAACGACAACGCCGTTCAACCCGAACACACTGGAGTTGGTCAGACCAAAACCATATGTGTATTCGGACATTGCGAGTTCAGCACTAAAGTTTCGTTGGAAACGACCCACGGTTACATCAACTGCACCAAAGTCTGCACCAACGTATGCTTCCCAAAGTTGAGTGTCATCAAGATTGTTAATGGTTTCAAAAGAGAACCCATAAACAGCACCTTCGGACTCGCCGTATGCACCAAGCACCAGACGAGTATCCAAAGTCTCGACACCATCAATGGAGGTCACAACAGTTTGACCTACGCCGCTAAACTCGATGTCTCCTGCTGCGGCAATGGCAGAAAGACACAATACGCTTGCGAAAGACATTTTAGCCTCCGACTCCTGCTGCGAGGTCAAAGAGCGAACGAATCGCATCGGCGACCCAAAGCACGCCATCCCAAGCAAAAGGGACAAGAGCCAAAGTTACGAGCATAGAACGCTTGATGCCGACACGACACAAAGCCTTGCTCACACAGTCACAGCCACCGGAAACGGGGCATTCGTTAGGGGTTTTAGTAGCCATATAATTTCTCCTTATGTTGGCTTGTTACGAAGTCAGATCCACGACTTCGCAACTGTCACCCGAACACGCAAAAGTTTGTGTGCCGGATGTTTGGTCTTCAACTTCATAGTTTGCAAGTTCAGACCAATTGATTTCTTTCGGCAATCTGGAAACCATTTCCTCGTACTCCTCCTTCGTACAATCCTGATAGGGGGCTTGCCGATAAGTGTGATCACTAAATGGTAGGAATGAAATCCCTGAGATACTATCTAGATGATTCCAAACCCAAGCACCGACACCAACCCATTCTTCTTCTTTTACAGAGATGGTGACGGATGGTTTGTGTTCGCACCAATGATACTGGTATTTCAACCACAAGTCAAGTTGTTCTTCCGCAGAAAGATCAGTTCTATAAACTGAATTTTCGGGAGCCTTGATTGGGAAAGAGAAAACAGTAACATTATCTGGTTTCATCACACATGCTTCATGTGGAAAACCTTTATCTTTCATAAAAGTGCAGAGCGGATCTTTATTATCCGCTCTGACGGTGCGAATGTAATATGGATTATGTCGAGCGTGGATGCCGGATGCTGCATCGACCAGTTGAGAAACCGTTCCGGATGGCTTGACGCAGGTGGTTGCCACGGATTGCTCAACACCGATATTTTTTGCAAATTTTCTATTTACTTCAACGACTTCTTTTCTTAAATCACAAAGTAAAGTTTCAAGTCCTGCTTCCTTGCCGTTAGTAAGTTCACAGTCCATGATGCCGGTCATCGAAACACCCAGCAATCTTTCATCTTCACAATTTTTTTTCCAAGAAGATGACAAATATCTAAAATCTGTCAGGGTAGATTGCCAAGTTCCAAGAATGGTAGCCAGTCGTGCCTTACGCATAAGCGACTCACGGGTATCATCGGCTCGCACAACCATCTCGGTGAGGTTGCAGAATTCACAATCACGCAAGACAATTTCTGAACAAGGATTCGTTCCGAAGTTATGATCTGTTTCTCTCTGCCGATCTTCCTTGCCTCTGTGCTGCGTGTTACGCTCGATACCCTTCCGGGCTGCGACTCGGTTGAAGATGCCTCTCTCGCCGCTCTTGGACTTGTAGAGAGCAAGCCATTCTTCCATGAATTGTCCCGGTTCCACAGGTCCGTCATAAACAGCAGAGTTGTTTGCCAAGGCACGCTGAGGATTTGTCACCCACCATTGTCCAGACTTGGCATCACGCATTCTATCATCCTGTAAAGAGGAAAGAGAAATCAATGCCGAACGACGAACGCCACCCACCACAACAATCTCTGCGATTTTACAAACAATGTCGTGACATTCCGCCGAAGTTAATCTTCGACCCGCTGACTTTTTAAATGTTTCAATTGTAAATTCAAAAAGTTCAACAAGTGGTTCAGGTCCAGATGCACGACCACCAAAAGTTTTTAATCTTTCACCGGCTGCACGAACTTTGCTTACATCCCAAGTTGGTACTTGACCGTTTGACAAAAGTGAGACAAGTTCTTTGTATGCTTTTGCCCAACCAATTTTGGAATCAGCCACGACAACTGTTGTTTCTGATTCATGGAAGTCTTCTGCGATGATTGGAAGTTGATCTACCTCCCTACGCTCAACCGAGAAACCGACACCAGTGCCACACATCAGAACATATAAAATTTCATCGAAAGCACGAAGACGATTCACCGCAACGAAAGAACAGTTGTAACCGGCGACATGATCACGTTTCAGTGCGTCACCAGATGTCATCAATGCACGCATCGATGGCATGATCTCAAGATTCAATACTGCATCTTCAAGTTCTTTACGCTCCTTCTTAGAAACCTGATACCCATGCTTGTCTCTAAGATGTTCATCAAAGAAATCAAAGTATCGTCTAACGGTTTCCTCCCATGTTTCACGGCGGTTCTCTTCTGGAAGCCAGCGTGAATAACGGGAGAGGTGAATAAAGTCTTGGTACAGCGTTGGTAGGCTCATGCACTATCCTCTCTTGGGCAAAGGTATTTCCAACTCACCGGGAACAACGGCTGGACGATTTCGCCAATCGCCTTTGCATATTGTCTTACTTCCCATTGAGCGTGTTCGTCAAGACGGAGACTACAGACTCTTGCGAACGCCGCAAGGCTTCCCGTCCAGTACCACTCTGTAAACATCGCTTGCGGAAGTGCGAAGCGTGCTTGTTCAGGAGCGATGCCATTATCTATAAGTTCTCTATACAGATCAAAAGAATATCTGCAAAGATTTTTCATTTGTTCATCATAAAATTCAGACTTTTCTTTGTCTGCTAAAAAGTCTTCACTTCCTTGTTTTGCTCCCCCGATTGGTTGAGTTCTCCAGTGCGGAATGTAAAAGGTCGGATCGTCTTTTACATAACGACGAGACACTTCGTTTTCAGTGAGTCCGACTTTGTGTTTGAACAACTGCGTGCGAATAGAAACGGGAGCCTTGACACGAAGAGTAATTTGTGGGTGAGAGAATGGTGTCCAGTGCTTGTGCTTGGCAAGATACCGGATCAACTTCTCATCTTTTTCCTCAAGTTTATTGATCATATCTGGAGTGAAATGACACTCTGTTTCTTTCAGACGTTTCTCAGCCTCAACATCGATTGTCCATTTTGACTCCTTGTTGAATGACACCCTTGCAGAGTTCACAACCGTCAAGTCACTTCCCATGTAATCGATTAGATCGACTTTACCTTCACCTAATACATTCATTTAGTTCTTACTCCACATTTTCCTAGACACAAGATCCACCACAAAACCTTTTTGATCATCGGATCAAACCCTCTTTCCAAAACTCGTCCGCGAGTTCATACTGTTTGTCCTCGGCTTCCTTTTCACCATCGTCTTCCCACTCACCACGCTCCCACTGATAAACATGAACGAGTTCGTGCATCAATGTTGCAATGAAGTCACGAAGGTATTGATCGGTGGCGACACTAATAACGTAAAAGTTTTTGTCTTGCTTGTATGATTCACCCCAACAGTTCAACATTTTGTAATCGGTAAGATCAATCTTGATTGTATTATCTGGATTCTGCATGTGATATTTGTCCAGAAACCAATCTGTCGCAACCTCAACAACTTGACGATGAAGAATAGAGTGGTCAACATTATAGATCCCGTGTGCAATTGTCGTTTTTAAATTTTCCATCTTACTGTTGCCTTTTCCCATTGACTCATCGCTGCTTGTGCGAGGATACCACCATATGTGTTTTCATCAATATAGTCAATAATATTTTCAATTGTTTTACCAGACAAAATCATTTCGTTGATATCCTTTTCTTCAAGTCGATTATCAGGGATGAAAACTTTGTGTCCTTTGGCTACAAGGTTTTGCATCATGCTCACAATCTCAACGCTCCGTGGTTCATTATCTAGACAGAAAACTACATCACGCATTCGCAACTTGTCAGGAAGATTCACGGACTTTGATGCACCAACCATCGCAACTGCGTTCGGCAAGAACATCGAATCGAATGGACCCTCGGTAACATAGATTCTTTTGTTCACATCAATCTTGTGAAGATTGTAAAATAATCTATCATGCTCTTCTGCTTTTACCGTAATGTATCGCAAAGAGTTTGAGTCCATTGCACGACCCTGTATACCAATCACATTTCCGTTGTCATCATAAAACGGAATGACGATTCGCTCCTCCGACTTTAACACCATTTGTGGATTGACACTCTTGGCTACTTTCGCAAAGTCTGTCGTGTAATAGATTTCACTAAACTTGCTCTCTGGAATCAATCGATTTTCAAGATAGATTCTTGCAGCATGGTTAGACTCCAACTCGCTGATCGCAAGAACATGCTTCAACTTGTTGCGATGCACATTTACCTTTGCAAGTTTTTGTGCAACACCCGTGTTTGTGATTCCACGATTGTCACTTGTTGCCCCGCCTTTTTCTTTGATCCACTCTAAGCGAAACTCAGAATACAAAGCAGGACTTACTTGTTCGAGGAATCCAGACACGGTGCAAGCCGCACCACAGTTATGACACTTGTAATAGTATCGACCATCACGCTCGTAGAAGTACCCACGGCATTTATTTTTGTTCTTTTGCGAATCACCACAGAGAGGGCATCGGCAGTTCGCCAAAGTTGGTCGCTGCCACTTGAACCTCTCCAGTTGTCCCGAAACTAAGTTGATAAATTTTTTATCGAGAAATGCGTGCATTACGAGCCTTCCGTCTTTGCTCGGTTGCCTTTCTACGCTCGTCGCTCTTCCATGACTCAACCCATGAACGCCACTCGTCAAGTTCCTCACGGCTCATACCGCGAAGGTAATTACGGGGGTCTTTGAACGGATCATACTTTCTTTCAGACATCTTCAAACCTCAATTCGTTAAAATTCTTTCTACTCGATTTAAACTTCTCGTCGAAGTTCTGACCATTGTATCCCACACCGGCAGAGTCTACCATATCGTCGGCATCCTGTCCAGCACCAATTAGAGTTTTGTCTGCATTGCTCACATCGTACAATAACATTTTACCCCGATTGATTCCAATCACAAACTTTCTATTTGTTGCTACATCGTTGTATCGATTCTTCAATTGTTTTACCATAATCTGGTTTTGCTCATCCAACTCTTCGGTTGCGATAAGACCAAACATCAAGTCAGCCGTAGCAGGTAAACCAAAAGATTCAGAGGTATCTTCAAGTCCAAAGTCATTTGATGCAAAACCTGTTCTATTTGTTTGTGTTGCAGTAAAGATTGGAACATCTCTTTCAACTGCCAAGCCTCGGAGTTCCTCGGCGATGGACTTGATATACATGTAAGAGTTCACATTCCCACCTTGTTTGAATCTTGCCGATGAACAAATATTCAAATAATCAATAAAGATTACATCAGGCTGAAAGTTTTTCTTTAGTTTTAGTTCGTCCAGCAGGTGACGGAAATGATTTACATTTGCCGTTGCCGTGGGATATTCTTTTACAATCAGACGAGACTTAATACTGCCTGTCGCCTTTGACAACTTTCTGTCGTATGCAATCTTCGGCAAGTGTCGAAGTTCGTCCATCGTTACATCCATCAGGTTTGCGTCGATGCGTTCTGCGATTCGCTCCTCTGCCATTTCACAAGTGATATACAAAACATTCAGGTTTGCAGCGTAGCAGTTCGCAGCATGGTGACACATGAACAGAGACTTACCAACACCAGTTCCAGCAAGAATCACATTCAAAGTTTTGTTCGGCACACCGCCGTTTGTAATCTTGTTGAACATGTCAAGGTCAAACGGAATCTTGTGTTCTACCCGATGGTAGAAATCAAAGCGTTCATCGGCATCTGTGAAATAGTCGTGACCAATTTGTTGGTCGAATGATACCGAAAGTGCGTCAGACAAAATATTTGGAATCGCATTTTTTGTTTCGTTCTGTGATTTACCGTCGATAATCTCAATCGACCTAATGATTGCATTGTAAACTGCTTTGTCTTTACAAAACTTTTCTGTTTCGTGAAGCAGCCAGTCCGTGTCATCTGTCGGAGCAGCACCAGTGATTGTAGTCACAATCGTTTTACAATCTTTGTATGCTTGCTCCGACAGACCTCCACGATTCTCCAACGCCACGCCAAGGGCATCCTTGTTCGGAGCCTTGTTGTAGCGATGGACATGATCACGAATCAAACCATAAACGGCTCGCTCGTTTCTGTCTTTGAAGTATTCTTCGCTCAGGAACGGAAGCACACGACGGGTGAACCCATCATTGTGAACCAGATTCCTCAGAATGATTGTCTCTATCGTTTCCATATTCAAATTCCTCAGTATGGTTTTCTAATACATCAACAAGAATGTCACCAGCAACTTCTTTGAATTCATCATCATCGATATCTCGTTCAGCGTTGTCAACAATATAGTAGTCAAATTGTAGCCGACATTCTTCATCTGTTTCGTGAAATCCAACTTTGCCATACGTTAAAATAACATCTTTATATTTGCCTTCGTCGATTCTAATCGCAGACTCTTGTGTGGTAGCACCTTGAACAAATTTATACTTCATCTGCAATCTCTAAAGTATCTGGTGCATCCTCCTCAACAGCCGAACCATACTTGAATTCTTTGGCAACCGCCACTTCAAGTTGCTCCATGATTTCATCGGTATAGAAATCTTCCGGCTTGTCGTTGATGTTCTTTTCAAACACCTTGCGACCATCAGGCAGTTCGATGCGAGTCGAGACTTTCTTAAACACACCATGCTTCACTGCGATATCTGTCAGTCCGTAGTAAGGCGAAAGACCAGACTCGTAGTTCAACAAAGTTTCTGCTATAGAGTTTTCTTTTGTGACCCGTGACTTTTGCAACTTACACTTGATAATGTTGCCCACCACATCCGTTCCGTCCTTGACTTTCTTCTTGGACAGAAACACGATTGTTCCCGCGTTGTATTTTAGACCAGAGCCGCCAGACATTTCTTTCATCGGAACATAAGACCCGACAACATCATAGGTGTGGTTTGTAATAAGTAGCGGAATACCAGCCGATCCACACTTGACGGTGAGCGTTCGGAAAGTTGCCTTCAACGCTTGGGCTTTAGTCATGTCACGAACATTTTTGCCACTCGCTGTGTCTTCCATTTCTTTAAGTGTAGACAAGTTTCCGAGCGAATCAAGAATCACAAGAATAGGCTTCTTATCTTTTTCTGCACGATACGAGTCCGCGACTTGAATCATCTGATGTCGAAACTCTTCGATGGTTGAAACAGGGAACACCGCAACACGGGCGGAGTCGATTCCACGCTCTTCAAACATTTGTGAGGTAATCGCTTGTTCTGAGTCAAAGTAAAGCACGACACCCTCTGGGTTGTCATCAAGAAAAGTTTTCAGAATGTTGAAACAGAAGAAAGTTTTACCAGTCGCCTGTTCACCAGCCAGTGCCGTAATCTTATTGTTTGGGATACCACCATACAAAGAACCTGAAAGCAAAGCGTTCAAGGTATATGAACCCGTGCTAATAAATCCTTTGATGTCTGAAACCAAACCACTGTCAACAGAAGTAGCATCTTCGTTGCCAGATACCATAACCAAATTATTCAAAAAGTTATTCATCAATGTTGCTCCATTTCTCCATCAGTTTATCAACCTCTAACATCTTGTCAACTATTTCTTGGATATCTCCAGATTTAGATGACTCTGTTCTCAATACAATTTTGTGTGTCTTTTCTAAGTCATATTTTAGACATCTTAGTGCCTCTAAAATAAGTTTGGATTCGTTGCTGTTTGACATACTTTTTCACTTTCATTTTCTTTCTCTAGTCGCCAGTGTTTATCTGGCTCGTTTGGATATGCGAGTTGTGTCCAATCCTTGGTATTAACCTCACCAAACTCTCTCGATTTGTTTGCGTGTTGGTTTCCTCTTGGTGTGACCCACCTCACATTGTTTACAGAATTGTTACCACCATTGTCATCGATGTGATCAACGTATAGTAATCGTGCAAAAATACCTTTAATTGAAGTAGGCGTTTGCTCCCACTCATCTTGATTTCCTTGAAATTCTCTAGGTAAATTTTCAGACACCAAAGGTATGAATGATTCAGCCACGGCTCTATGCATCGTAAAGAGTAATTTTGTTTTCATTTTATTGCCATAGTGTAAACCCCAATCTTCAATCATAAATTGTGGGGCGTGTTCTTTTAAAACATCAATATTACAATGCACCTCTCTGAATTTGCCATTACCGCTAGTATTTTTACCTTTACTACTGTACCTATGATGTGGACCTAACGGGTAGATAAACCCGTCAC